TAGTTGTAACTTGAAATTTATTGTCGTTAAAATTTGCAGCTACAAAATTAGAATTAGTAATAGATGAAAAATTATCTAGTAATATAATGTCACCTTTGTTTATATTGTGTGCTGATGAAAAAGTTATGGTAACAATTGCTGATCCATTAGTTGTACTAAACGCACTTGTTAAAGTTGTTGTCGCTTTAATAGGATGTATATCATAAAAGATACCACCAGAATAAGCGTATAAAATTCTGTTTGTACCAAGCACTGCATATTTAATTCCTGATGTATTTATAAAATGGTGAATAGCAGTATTTCGACCTGTAATATCAACTGAACCTAATTGTGCCCAACCACCTATTTTTTCTGGATAACCATATCTAAATCTAACATTATCTCCGGTAACCCATTGACCTTCACCTTCAGTAGCTGTGACTTGTTTATTAAATCCAGGTGCAAATTTTACCTTTTGTAACATAGTTTTAAATCCTATGGTTTAGTTGGCCATGTAGCATTTGTGCATTTAGCAACAGTGTCTTTACCATCAGGTAAGTCTCTTAAAGCTTGTCTGTAAGTTCTCATATCATCTGATATAGCATTACCTTTTTCAAGTTCTGACAAAATTTCCCAATCATATTTTCTTAAAAGATCATCTCTTATTCTTCTTAATTCTGTTAAAGCTCTATCAGGAGCAGCATTAGTAAAAGCTGTTTCTATGTTATCTTGAACTGTTTCTTCAGCTGCTGTAAATTGTACTTTTGTTCCGTTTATATTATGATATCTTGGCATTTTTTTCTCCTTTATATCTGTTTATCATTATCAACCTATACCGTAAAGACAAATATCTCCAGCATCCATGTTGTTATTTTCATACTTAAATTGAACACCAGTAATAGCTGATGTGGTATTTACATAGCCAGAAACTAAATTAATCATGTGAAAATCTCCATGATGATCGGTGCTTGTTCGCAGCCAAAAGTTTTTAACAAATGTAGTATCTGCTGGATTAAAAAAGTGCATAAAACCACAAACAGATTGATCATTATCTGATCCAGCTGCTTCAGATATTGAATAAAAACTTGTACTATTTCCAACATCTTTTGAAGTATCATACTCTAAAGCGTGTGATCCTCCAGATGTTCTATTATAAGCGACCATAAAAGTAGTTGTAGTTGCAACATTAAAATTAGTTCCATCAATAGTAGTTTGCATGACAAGTTTATTTTCATTACTTGATGGATGAAGGTTATTGAATGTAAACATATACTGTTTAAAAGTTGAATTGAATACGACATTTGCTGAACCATGAACAAAAGACAACCCAGCTGTAGAACCATCTGCGGTTAATTTTTTAATAAGTGTTAAACTTCCACCAAAACCAGCAGACATTGCTCCAGCGTCAAATATTGTAGTGCCGTTTGAAATTAAACCCATAATTTATCCTCCTATACCGTACATTTTTATAACTCCGTTTTGAAAATTCCCACTTGAAGCAGAAAACTGAACTCCAGTTATTGCAGCGGTAGTATTACAATAACCAGCCACTTGCACATTTACGCAGAAATCAGACATATCTTGTGTAGCAAATGTTGAATGAAAATGTGTTACTTTAGTATTGGCTATAGGAGCATACATATGCAAAATTCCACCAGAACATTCATCATTATCGTGCCCAATAGGAACTGATACTCTTTGAACTGCTGTTGATTGTACAAGATCATCGCCAGTTGGATATGAAAATGCTCCTTGGTTATCTGAAGGATTGTTTTCTGATTTAAAAAAAGTTGTAGTTTTAACAGCATCATAAGCTGTTCCACCATCTCTAAAATTTACTAATAAATAACTATCGTTTGTACTCATGTGTATATTGCTACAATGAAATTGATATTCATCATAAGTGCTATCAATATTACTAGCAAAAGTTATAGTAGAAGCTGAGTTATCTGCTGTTATAGTAGATATTAAAGTCATTTTACCAGTTGCCACTCCGCTATCTAAAGCACCTGCGTCTAACAATGTTGTTCCGTTTGAAATTACTCCCATATTAACTATCCGCCAATCCGTAAAGTTTTATTTTTCCGTGCATATTATTACTATTTATAGAATTAATTCTAAATCCTGTAATTGCAGAAGATGTATGAAATATTCCACTTGTAAAATTATCTGTAGATCCAGGATATTCAGACATACTATTTATTCTTGCTATGTAATGTTTTTGAAATGTGGTGTTTGATGGATTAAAAAATATAATCTCTCCACTTGCTCCAGCATCACTAGCGTCTCTTAATCCACCTTTATTGTGGTTAAAAATATAATGATCAGGATCGTTTTCTGAATCATAACCAACAGCATAAAATGATCTTGCAGTACCATCATCTTCTGAATGTTCAAAACCAAAAGTCGAGTTAGTGCCCACTACATTAAAGTTAGATCCATCTGTTGTAACATTTAATTGAAAATTTTGTCCAGAACTAGACATAACATTAATAAGTTTTACTATGTAAATTGGGTAAGTGTTGTTGAATACTACCGAAGATGTGCCATGAATAAATGTCATATTAGCAACATCAGAACCACCACCTGGAGCAGCAGTTATACTTTTAATATGAACCATTGAACCTAGATTAACTGAAAATGCTCCAGCATCTGCAATAGTTGTGCCATCTGATATAATTGCCACGGTTAAATCTCCGTCAGATTGAACTTGTATTTTTTACCTGAATTGTTATTTTTTAAATATAACTCATCAGCACCCTCTTGAATTGTCCAATCTCCTTTTGTGCCATCAAACATGTTACCTTCTTTTTTACTCATGTTAGATAAATGTAAGTCACCTGTGTATATGTTTCTCCATTGAAATGAAGGTGACCCTAAATCAAATGTGTCATCTGTTCCTGGAAGAAGTGCTCCTGCTACAGATAATGAAGCGGAACTTAAAGTTAATAGATCAACATCACTTGCAAGACCTATTGTACCACCGTCTTTAATAACAAGGTCGTCTGTAATTGTAAGAAGACCAGCAGAACTTAAAGTCATTTTTGCAGTTGCACTTGAAGCGGCAGTTTCAGAAACACCACAAGTAAATGCTAATTTAGTTGCATTTGCACTTGCACTAAATGTTCCTTCTGCAATTGCATGAATACCAGCAGCAACTGTTGCACCATCTGTTCCATCAGAATCACCCGCGGCAAACTCTAAAGAACCTAAAACTTCGTTTGCAATAATAGCATCTTCTGAAGATTTTAATTGTAATACAATCGGTAAGTTATCGTTAGCAGTAACATGAGTAAGTGTAAGTCCTACATCTGCAACGTGTGTTAATGTAATTTCTTGGTCATTACCAAATAAAATTTGCGCACCATCTGCAAGAAATAAATCACTCCATTCAGCAGATGCTGTACCTAAACTATCTCCATCAGCAGAATCTGGATCAGAACCGCCTCCAGCAGCATCTTCCCATGCAGCAGCAGCTCCCGCACCGCCTGATGTTAATACCTGACCATCAGTACCAACATTATTACCTGCAATACCAATTTCTCCTTGAGAGGTAAATCTAAATTTTTCTGTAGCGGCTTCTGAATGACCTGTAAAAAACAATAAATCTGTTGAATTAACTGAAGAACTAAATGTAGCTTGAGCAACAGCTTGAATAGAAGCAGCGATAGTAATAGCATCCGTTCCTCCAGCTTCTAGCGGAGCTTGGAAATCTATTTTACCCATTACATCATTTGCATTAATATCTGTTAAAGCTGTAGCTAAAAGTAATTTACCTGTACTAGTAGTTGCATCAGCGGATGCCCCTAAAATTCTAAGTTGGTCTGCACTTTCGTCCCATTCAAAATAAGCTCCAGCAGAAGCACCAAAAAATTTAACATCATGTCCAGTATCATCAACACCAACAGTTACTGTACCATTAAATTGTGAAGCACCAGCAATATCAATTGCTCCTGATATATCTAAAGTTGCAGCGTCTAATTCTCCAGAAATTGTTAAATTTCTAATTCCTGTATAATCCTTGTTTGAATCTAGTATAACTGCTTTACTTGCTACAGCTGTTCCAACAGCTGTACTACCAATATCTAAAGCATTAAGTTCACCAACAACAGCAGTAATACCATCTAAAACATTTATTTCTGTTGCAGTAGAAGTTACTGCTACGTTTTCATTTACTTTAGGTGAAGTTAAAGTTTTGTTTGTTAAAGTTTGTGTTGCAACAAGAGATACTAAAGTTGAATCAGCACCATCTGGTAATAACATAACATTTGTAACACCAGCAGAGTGTGGTTGTGCTATAACTTTTTGACCATGTGAATTAGATTCACAATTAAATACTATTGCTCCAGAATTTGTATTACCCCTTACAACAACTGTTCCAGTTCCATTAGGAGCTAAATCAATAGTTGCATTAGAAGTGGTTACAATATCTGCACCATTCATATCAAGATTACCACCTAATTGAGGTGTAGTATCATCTACAACATTTGATATAGCACTATCCGTTGCAAGTCCTGCAACAACGGCTGATCTTGCAATTTTTTTAAGTCCACCGCCTGAAGTATCTATTGCTATAAAAACATCATCAGCTGCTGCCGTTGATATTTCTGATAATGAACTAACTGCTATTGAATTAAAATTTGTGCCGTCTGCAACTAATAAATTACCTGCAGTGTTTGTACCCATAGTAATATCATCACCTGATACTGTAAGATCTCCAGCAACTGTAACGTTTGCACCGCTAAATGTTAATGCAGTTGTTGTTCCTGATTTAACAATTAAATTACCTGAAGTGTTAGTTAATGATCCGTAAGTAGTACCAGCGTCTTTTAAAAATACATCAGCACCGTTAGCATCTAATATAATATCGCCTTCAACATCTAATGTAAAATCTCCTGCATCAGATATTGTACTGCCATTTATTGTAATATCATCAACAGTTAAAGTTGTTAAAGTTCCTAATGATGTAATGTTTGATTGTGCTGCAGTAGTTACTGTTGCTGCTGTACCAGAAACATTTCCTGTTACGTTACCCGTTAAAGGTCCTGCAAAAGCATCCGAAGTTACTGTGCCATCAAAAAATGCATCTTTAAATTCTAAAGTTGATGTACCTAAATCAATATCATTATCTGTAACTGGAGATAGCGCACCATCTTTAATTGTTAATTGATCTGTACCTGCAATTTTAATATCTATCTGATCATCTGTATCTGCTGTAATACTTGTATCACCATCTGCATCTAAAATTAATTCTTTGCCATCTAAATCAGTTCCTCCACTAAATCCTGCATCAACAATATTAGTTCCATCTGAATAAAATAATTTTGTAGTTTTTTCTGATACTCCAAAAGTAACACCTGTTCCTGATACAGTTTTAACTTGGACTGTAAATGCACCTGATGTACCATTTGTTACAATAAAAACTTTTTCAATAGAATCAGGTACAGTTACAACTTGATTACCTGTAATAGATCCTGTTAATTTTATAACAGCATGTCTTGCAATTGAAGTTGATTCTGTTGAATCACCATCTTGAATAGTTAATGTTGTAGTTTGTGCACCACCAGCTATAGATTTTTCTACATAACCAGCAATTGCTTTTTCTACTATTTCTAAGTTGGTATTAGTTTTATCTCCCCAAGTACCGGCGTTCTCGCCAGTTGCCATTTTTTCTATACCAAGATCTGTAAATGTTGATGCCATAATTTAATTCCTTTACGGTGTCGGCGAATTGACTGGTATTCTGATAGTACCATCAGTATAGTCGTCTCTTCGTTTTCTACCTATTTGTTCTCCTCCAAATTTTTCTACTTCTTGTTTGTACTTTTGTTCATACAATTGCAGCATGTCAGCTGGGCCTTTTAAAAACGAATACGTTTCTGCAAGACAACAGTATAGCAGACCATTTGGAAAATTCAAACTAATGAAATTAGTTTCATTATCTGTTGCTTCTAATTTATCTGGTATACGATTGTAATGAACTTTAAATACATAAGTGGTATCTGGAATTGGTGATAGTAAAACAGCTCCTGAAGTTGTGTTTGTATTACCTGTTTCTCCGCCTTGCATAGCATAATATTTAGGTTTACCAGTGGCTCTTGCTCCATTAAATTCATCTAAAAAAGTAACATCTCTTTTTTCTAACCATATAGGATTAGTTAATGTTGATGTGCCATCTGCAACCTGAACACCCCTTACAACTAAAG